TATAAGATGGATGATTTGGGCGTTGGCATGTCGGCCACTGGAAAATCGTACAGTGGGAGTGACAAGGCTGTTTCTGGTGGTTTTGACGCTGCTGCGGCGACTGCTGACGATGATAAGCCGTCTAGTAGGGATAGCATTGGTCCATCTGGTTATACGAGTTTGGACGCGATAGCTGCGGCATCAATTGCGGCGCAGGACAGGGATTCCGAGCGTGGTAATGTAATGACAGGAGCAAAAGACGCTGATCTTGGTGTTGGTGGTTCTGACAAGACTGTAACTGCTTCGGATTTATCGTCTGGTACTGGTACGACCACGTATGACACTGATGATGGCGGCAGTGTGACTGTTGCGACTGGTTCTAGCATTGATGATGCTTTAAGCGGTGGTTCGTCTGTCGTGGATGTTATTTCGCCGCCTTCTGTTTCTACACCGCTTGCACCTACATATACGGATCGTTTTGGGAATACTTACAGTTCGCAGGCTGAGGCTGACGCGGCGGATCGTGCGTATGCTGCTCAGTTGGCATCTTATGGTGCTGGCAAGGTTGGCTTTGATCGTTTTAAGGCTGATGCAGCGTCTGCATTCCCGGGTCGTCCTCGTGAGGACACGGATCGCATGGCTGCGAGAGCGTATCCTGATTTTGTTGAAGATTACTCTCGTGATATTAACATCTTTGACGAAGCGCCGTTTACTTATACTAGCATTCCCGGCATTGGCGGTGGTCCTGCGGGTGGGGCTGGTGTTGGAATAACACCTGCGCCAGTTATTGACTCTGATCCAAACACGGGTCAAGAAAGTGGTTTATTTCAGTCTGATGCTGATAAAGCTCTACTTGACGCTAGTAGTCCCGTTATCAGTTTGGACGCGCCAATATCGGTTGACCCTGACGCGAATGATCCAAGAGGGAATCAGATTGTTTCGCCTACTGGTACAGGCATTGGTCGTGAGTCTGACCTGCAGCGTGGATTGGGCACTCCATCTACTGTTCAGGATGTTGCTCCGCCAGAGGCTGGTTATAATTCTCTGCAAGATATTAAAGATCGTATTTCTCGTGCTGAGGGCACGGCTGATGAGGGCGGTTATGGTCGTCTTCTTGGCGGTCAAGAGGGACGCTTTGGCGTTGATCTAACAAACATGACTGTTCAAGAGGTCTTGGACTTCCAGAAAGCGCGTGGCCCGGGTTCTTATGCTGAGTATTCACAGGGCGTTAATGAACAGCGTGGTATGACTCGTTCGGATGGTTCTGGTGTAATTTCTACGCCTGCTGGTAAATATCAGGTTGTTGGCTCTACGTTACAGTCTTTGGTTGATCTGGGGATTGTTGATCCGAACGCTAAGTTTGATGAGGGTACTCAGGAGCGTATTGGTACGCACTTGATTATGAATGACTTGGCTGGCGGCAAAGGTCTTTCTGATCTGAAGAGCGGCAAGATAACGCAAGAAGAGTTTGAAACTGCGCTTGGTAAGCAGTTTGAGGGCATTGAGCGTGGCTTGGATAAGGGCGCGGGTTCTACATCTACGGTTATTGCGGCTGCGAGTGAGGCTGGCAAACAGGCTGAAGTAGATCGTCGTGATGAAAACGTTGAGAAAATTAAGGCTCAAATTGGCGATCAAGCGGAGCCGACTGGTGTAGAGGCATTTTTCTATGACGTTATTGGCTCTTTGGGTCTTGGCCTTGGTAAAGGTTTGGCTGATGACTTACGTGGCAAAAGCCGTGAAGCGCGTCAGTCAATTATTGATCAGCATGCGTATGCGTTGGCGAATGGCGCGACACCGAAGACTGATGAAGAAGGTAACTACATTGGGTTTGACATAAGCACTATGGATACTTTTGCAGATAAGGTCTTGGGAGCGGAGGATATTTCTACATTCTTGCCCGGTGGTGCTGAGGATGCCGATGGTGATGGTGTAATTGATTCTGAACGTTTTGCTCAGATTTATGACGCACAATCAACGGCTGCAAACATAGACCCATATGGTATGTCAACAGAGCAAGGATTTATTACCTCAGACGGTAAAGAGTTCTTTGTTGATGCGACTGGTAAGGTTGTTGAGGTCACAGATGAAAATGTTCCATTTGAAGTCGGTGGTGGACAAACCGCATCATCGGCTCTTGGTGTGTCGGATGAAAGAACTGACGGTGGTGACGAAGACACAACCACAACTGATGATACAGGCCACGTAGATGGTGTCTGTAACAACCCAGACTATGTTTACAACCCTGAGACAGACATGTGTGAGCCACCTGCTGAAGAAGAGGGTTCTGACAGGCCTTCACTTTCAATTAATCGCCCATCTTCTCTGCGTAGTTTCCAAGACATTTTGGGTGGGGTTGCAACTCCGGGTCCAAAAATTGCTCCGATCTCTGCGAATATTCGTCCGATGCAGGGTGGTGGCATGGCTGGTTTGAATCGTGCGGCGGACAACTTCTTAAAAGCTTTAGCGGGGTGACTTATGCCTTATCAAGATTTAGGTGTTGGTGCAACTAATACAGGCAACACGTACAGTGGCGGGAGCAAGACTGTTTCTGGTGGCTTTGATGCTGGCGCGGCTACTGCCGATGATGATAAGCCTTCTGTCATTGATAGGGTCAGTAAAAGTGTTGGTGACTTTATAAGCTCGTTTGGCAGTGGAGCTAGTGATCCTGCACCTGTTTCAGGTGGTAGGGGTAATGTTTATGAGAGTCCGAATGAGCGGAATGACTATCTTGCTAAGATTTTATCTGACAACGCTGTTGTTCCGCCGCCGAATGTTCCTGATATTCCTCAGAGTTTTAGAGATTTTAATGAGGCTGCGAATAATGTTTTCACGCCTGTTTATAATCCTCAGACTGGTCAATATGATTTGGCGGATACGCCGCCATCTCAATGGACAAACAATCGAAATGACATAACCTCTGGTATTGCTCAGTATGTTTTTCCGAACTGGCGTGATGCCCTGATGATTGGTGGTCAGTATGAACGATCTGTGCCACATGCCTTGGTTGATAATGTTTTTGGCCTTGATGATGGTGTTGTTTCTGGGGGCGAGGCATTTGGTCAGCAAGCATATGATGATCCTTTAGGTACCTTGAAAGGCATGGGCCTTGGTGCTGCAGAGGGTATGTATAATCTTTTGACAAGCCCAATTGATACGATTGGCGGGTATTTGGGTGATGTCAAAACAGCGGTTATGCGAGATCAAACAGGTCGCACTGCGGATCAGCGATTAGCAGATATAGCAACAGTTGCTTCTATTTTGCCTACCTTTAAGGTTGCTTCTACTGGCGCAAAAGCTCTTGGAAATACACAGGTAGCAAAGGGTCTTAGGGGTGAGCTTGCGCAAGATTATTTTGGACCTGATGGCCCAGATATTCCCCCAAGTATGGCAGGCTTTAGATTACCTGAAAACTCAAAAGATGCGGCTAGAATAAAAATCCTCTATGATGCGGGCAAGAGCCTTGGTCTTACGGACAATCAAATACAAGAGCGCACTGGGATCAAAAGGTATGTATCATATGATTCAGACGGTAATTTGGTTGACGAAGTTTTTGGAGAAACTGTTCCTGTAGAATCTCTTGATGTTTCAAATATTCCTTACACGGTCAAGAAGCCGGAAGGAAATTTACGAGGTGTGGGGGGTTATTTTGATCCAAATAACAAAGAAATTGTTATAGCTCCAGTTTCTGCTAAAAATGCACAGGAGCTTGATAGAGCTATTAGGCATGAAGGCGAACATTTTTTCCAAGATGCTGCTGGAATAGTAGGCAGTACATTTGGAACTGGTGGCCCAAGATCGCAGTTTTTCAATCAAGAACAAATTTTAAAAAGAAACAGAAATGCTGTTGCGCAGATTAATGATGAGATTAAGGCCGCAAAAAAAGCAGGTAATTTTGATACTGTTGCTCAATTAACTCAAAGAAAAAATGAAATTTTAGCGGATTCTGAAGCTGTAGCGAGTGTTGATGTTTACGCTGGTTACATGAACAGTCCAGTAGAAGTTGGGGCGCGTCAAGCTGAAGGACGGCCCGTAACAACATATGATCCAACTGTAACTGCAGCAGAGCTTCTTGATAAAGGTATTAACCCTAACAACATTGCGATTAGATTAGCAGAGTCTTTTAATAGAGCTTTTTTACCTACGCATGGGGGGCTTGCTAAATTTAGAGAAGCTGGGCCTACCGTTGGGGATACAAAGTTATTAAGTGGTATTGTGGAAGCATTGCTTCCATTGGCAGACGCGAACACTCCAAGAGTTGTATCAACTAGAGGCAATACATCTTATCCTTTTTTAACCTATGAACGTAAAGGGGGCGAGATGTTTCAATCATCTCCTTCGCAAAGAAGTGTTGCGGATGATATTCAAGCAATGATTGACTCTCTTAACAGAAAAGCTCCAGTTGTTGAATTTGAAAATCAAAAGGGTCAAATGATAGCAGGCGGATTAAGCGGAGATAGGCTTGAGTTTGCCTTAGATAATTTGGCGCGAAGACTTAACATTGAACGGCCTGACAAATGAATGACCTTAGTGGCGTATTAAATTATCTCACAGATGACGAGATCGCCAAAGTTCAGCCGATGCTTGAGCGATTAAAGACGCTTGATGATAGGGCAGACAAGCAAGATAACTTTATGAATTTTGTGAAGCATGTTTGGCCTCAGTTTATTGAGGGCAGGCACCACAAGATTTACGCTCAGAAGCTGCAGGACGTGGCTGATGGTA